TTACTAGAGCACAATTTGTTTCAATTGTTGAGCCATACTTGAGGGACGTGAAAGGTAGACGTGGTATTATTGATTTCAAAGTTGTATGTGATGAGACTAATAATACTGGAGAAGTTATTGATAGAGGAGAATTTATTGGTGATATCTACATTAAACCTGCTCGTTCTATCAACTTCATTCAACTTAACTTTGTTGCTGTAAGAACTGGTGTCAACTTCTCTGAAGTTGTAGGAAGTTTTAATTAAAATGGTGGTATCCGACAGGAGATTTTTTTCTCCTGTCGGAATTCTACTGTTTTTTTGTCATATAAATAATTAAATAACTATAGGAGAAAAGTAAATGGCTTTTAATATACAACAGTTTCGTTCAGAGATGGTCGGTGATGGAGCAAGACCGAATCTTTTCGAAGTTACAATGCAATTTCCAGCTTTCAGTGGAATTGCTAATGCAGCAACAAAATTAACTTTTATGTGTAAATCTGCACAACTTCCCGGATCAACAGTTGGTGTTGTTCCTGTAAGTTATTTTGGTAGGGAGTTAAAATTTGCTGGTAATAGAGTTTTTACTGATTGGGCTGTCACTATTATCAATGATGAAGATTTTGTTGTTCGTAATGCTTTTGAAAAGTGGATGGAGGCTTTAAATTCACATCAATTAAATATAAGAAACCCTGCAGCTTTAGCGAATGTAAATTATACTGTAAACGCTGACGTTACTCAGTATGGTAAAACCGGAGTTTCTTTGAAGAAATATAAACTTATTGGTGTATTTCCTTCTGACGTTTCTCCAATTGAACTTGATTGGGGTGCTAATGATCAGATGGAAGAATTCTCTGTCGCCCTTGCATATCAATGGTGGGAATCTGCTGAAATTGGGATTTAATAATGGGGGGATATTCTCCCCATTATTCCATTAAATATTAATTTTATTTTGGAGAAGTATTAATTGAAGATATTTGGATTTACAATCGGTAGAGATATTACAAAAGTTCAACCACCATCACAAGAAGCCCTAGGATTACCTACAGAGGCTCTTGATGATGGTGCTGTTACTATACAGTCTAATGCTCATTATGGTACTTATGTTGACCTTGAGGGTAGTGTAAGGAACGAAATTGAATTGATCTCTAGGTATAGAGAAATGGCCAATCATCCGGAATTAGAAATGGCTATTAATGAAATTATAAATGAGGCTATAACTAGAGATCAGTTTGGTAAAGTTGTTGATATAAATCTCGATAAACTTGATCAACCAGAAACTATAAAGAAAAAAATTGCTGATGAATTTTCTAATATTCAGAAATTATTGAATTTTAAAAATTTAGCTGATGATCTTTTTAAGAGATGGTATATTGATGGTCGTATTTTTTATCAAGCTATTGTTGATAAAGAATCTCCAAGGAGTGGTATTGCAGAACTTAGATATATTGATCCAAGAAAAATAAGAAAAGTTAGAGAAGTTTTGAGAGATAAAGACCCTAAAACAGGGGCTATGATCATAAAATCTATGTCAGAATATTACGTTTATAATGATAGAGGAACAACAACTCAACATCATACAGCAAATGTCAACACTGGAATAAAAATTTCCCCAGACTCTATTATAAATGTAAATTCTGGATTGATGGATGCAAAAAATACTTTTGTCATTTCATATCTACATTCTTGTATCAAACCATTAAACCAGTTGAGAATGATTGAGGACGCTGTTGTAATTTATCGTCTTAGTCGTGCTCCTGAAAGAAGAATTTTCTATATTGACGTTGGTAATCTTCCCAAAGGTAAAGCAGAACAATATCTTAGGGATATTATGGTCAAATATAGAAATAAGATGGTTTATGATGCAGAAACTGGACAGTTGAGAGATGACAGAAAGCATATGTCAATGCTTGAAGATTTTTGGCTACCCCGTAGAGAAGGTGGTAAAGGTACAGAAATTACAACTTTACCTGCAGGACAAAATCTTGGAGAAATGGAAGATGTTAAATATTTCAGAAATAAACTTCTAAATGCTCTAAATGTTCCAATTTCAAGACTAGAACCTCAAGATGGTGGAATGATTGGTATCGGTCGTTCAACAGAAGTTACTAGAGATGAAGTTAAATTTTCAAAATTTATCCAAAGATTGAGATTAAAGTTTTCAAGATTATTTGATGACGCTCTTGCACTACAATTAACTCTTAAAGGAGTATGTTCAAGAGAAGAATGGGAAGAATTTAAAGAAGATATATTTTATGATTATGTAAAGGATAATAATTTTACGGAACTTAAAGATTCTGAACTTTTAAGAGAGCGTTTAACTTCTCTTGGAATGATTGATCCGTATATTGGAAAATATTTTTCTGCTGCATGGGTAAGAAGAAATATTCTTAAACAGACAGAGGAAGATATCGAGAAAGAAGATTTAAAAATGGCAGAGGAACAAGAGGCTGGAATAACTTCTCTTACTCAAGATCAACAAGATAAAGAAAATCAAGATGTTGACCCTGATCAATATCCACCAGAAGATAATGTAAGTGAGAGTGATAATCATGAGTCTCATACACCTATGCTTGATCAACAAATTGATAAATATAAAAATATACTAAATAAAAAATAAGGAGTTAGTTTAGATGAAAACAACTGATTTTATTAAAAATATAGTTTCTGGCGATACTGTTCAGGCAACTGAGACTTTTAATGCTTTACTTTCAAAAAAGGCTTTAGAAGTTATGGAAGAAAGAAAGGTTAAGGTCGCTGAATCAATGTTCAATAATATTGATGAAGAAGTTCTTGATGAAGCAAAAAAAATTATTCACAAATATACTCCAGAAGGCGGAGGACATTCTGCTAAAATTTATCGTGACCCAGAATATGATGAGTATCAAGTTCATTATTACAAAGGAAATAAACATATGGGAGAGGATGCTGTTTCATATCACGACGATAAAGATGATGCTGTAGGAACATGTAAAGCAGAAGTTGATAGATTAAACTCAAAGAAATAAAAAGTAATGAAAAATTTCCAAGATTTTTCTGAAGAATTAAATGAAAGAATGGGTAGGGACTATGGAGTTGATTACAAATTAGTTCCTACAGGCAAGCCCGGAAAAAGTGGATATAGAAAGGTTAGAGCTAGAGCTATAACTTGGCAACTCCCACCAGACCCAAGGGATATCAATTCTCCAAGTTTTGAAGATTCGGAAAAAGAAGAGGATGATGATAAGGCTTTAAAAATTTATACTAAGTATTATAAAAAATATATTCAAACATTGAAGAATCATCCAAGACTTTTATCTAAAGCTTCAAAAAAGAAAAAAGTTGATGAGGAAATTATTAATGAAAAAAATTCCTCATCAACTGATCCCCCTTTTGTCCTTACATTGAAACGAGTGAATGTTAGATTGTTTCCGGATGATATAAAGGTTGCTCTTTATTTTAATGATAAATTAAAAAAATATTTTTCTGTCACATATGGTCCATCTGGAGTTTCTCCATTTCAAGCAGAAGAAACTGAATTGATAGATGAAATATCTGAAGAAGAAAAAATAATATCTCTTCTTAAGGTTTTTCAGAATTTAACAGAAGAAAATCAAAATAAACTTATTAACAAATTACAATTTGATAAAAATTTCATATCTAAATTGCAAGATTTTGTGTTGAATAATGAAGTTATTTGAATCTTTATATAATGGCGACATTCTTTGTGTTGAAGAAATTATAAAGAATAAGCTTGATGAAAAGATTCGTTCTCTTGTCAATGACGAAAAAACTGTAATAGCTTCTTCTCTATTATCTGAAAAGATTATTAATAGAATTAATATGGGAAGGTACGCAAAAATAAAGAAACGTATCCGTAGAGATAAGCACGGAAAAATTATAGTACAAACAAACATAAAACGTTCTTTACAGAAAGGATATAGAATTTCCGGAAATAGAATAAAAAGAATGGACGCTGTAAAATTGCTACACAGAAGACAAGAACTTAAAAGGTCTTGGAGGACTGGACGGCGATCTAAACTTAGACAAGCATTAATAAAAAGAAAACTTTCGTTAAGAAGACGAAAATCAATGGGGTTATAACATGCCATATGAAATAACAAATTCATTAAAGACAAGTTCTGTACTACTTGCAACTGGAGTTGGAACATATACTATTACGCTGGCACAATTAACAGCAAACGCTTCTCTTGAAACTGTATCAAGTGCAAGTATAAGAAGAGTAAATTGGACAACAAATGGAAGTATTAATATAACACGGAATGCTGTTCCATTATTGGACTTATATAATACAGGAGAAATAAATTTTCCTGAATTTGGATATTCTCTTGCTAACAATGCAACTTCTTCAATTGTTGTTACTATTACTACAGGTGGAAGCGTTGTTTTAGAATTAACCAAAGTTTCTACATACACAGCAAATACAGGATTATAATATGAAACTTATTAGAGAAATTGCAGAAAACGTTCAATATTTAACAGAACTTACAGAATCTGGAAGTAAAAAATTATTTATTGAGGGAGTTTTTTTAGTAGGAGATCAAGTCAATAGAAATAATAGAATGTATAAAATGGATACTTTGAGAAAAGAAGTCCATAGATACACTGAAGAATTGATAAACAACAACAGAGCTTTGGGTGAACTTGGTCATCCAAATACTCCTTCATTAAATCTTGAAAGAGTTTCCCATAAAATTGTTTCTCTTAAAGAAAATGGAAACACATTTGTAGGAAAAGCTTTAATTCTCGAAACTCCTTATGGTCAAATTGCAAAAAATCTTATCGACAATGGCGTTAAACTTGGAGTTTCTTCAAGAGCACTAGGAACATTATCTCTCAATAAAGAAGGATATAATGTTGTTAATGATGATTTAAAGATTTTTACTGCAGCAGATATTGTTGCAGACCCAAGCGCGCCCGGAGCATTTGTCAACGGATTGATGGAAGATAAGGAATGGATTCTTGTTGGAGAAACATATACCGAAAAAGAATTCTATGAAGACAAGAAACAAATTATGAAGGCAACGTCAAAAGAAATTGAAAATGTTGCTTTAAAATTGTTTGAAAACTATTTACGAAAAATATAAATTTATAAATAATTATAATAATTAATAAAGGAGATTTTTAAATGCCAACAAATAAATTAATGGAAGCTGCTGCAGAAATTTTAAGTGGAAGTAAAAGTAAAGCACCTGCTATGCCTCCTAAAAAATTAGAAGGTGAAATTGTCGATATTGGTGGACCAAAGAATACTGATGCAAATCCTCTTGACGATTCTGAAAAGATTGATGCAACAAAGGGAACTCAAGGTGATTCTAAATCAAAAGCTTCTATTAAAACACACTCTTCAGGAGCATCTGGAAAGGTTGTTGATAGTTTGAAGAAAGAAGACCAAGATTTTTCTGGAGATGTAGATTCAATTTTTGAAGATGAAACTATTTCAGAAGATTTTAAAAAGAAAGCTGCTACAATTTTTGAAGCTAGATTGTACGAGAAGGTTTCTGTAATTGAAGAAGAGTTAGAAGAAAAGTATAAGTCTATGCTTGAAGAAGCTATTACAACCATTCAAGAAGACCTTGAGTCAAAAATTGATGATTATATCACATATGTTGCAGAACAGTGGATGGAAGAAAATAAACTTGCTGTTGATACTGGACTAAGAGCAGAATTGGCAGAAGATTTTATTGTTGGATTGAAAAATCTATTCAGTGAACATTATGTCGATATTCCAGAAGATAAGGTAGACGTTGTTGAAGAACTATCTGAAAAAGTTGTTGAACTCGAATCAAAGCTAAGTGAAGCTATTGATCTTAATATTCAAATCAAAAAAGATTTGGTTGAATCAAAGAAGCAAGAAGTAATTAGAGATATATGTGAAGGATTGACTGATACTCAAGTTGAAAAAATGAAGACACTTGCAGAGAGTGTAAATTTCGTTGCAGAAGACGAATATAAAGAAAAACTTGAAGTAATTAAGGAGAGTTATTTTACTCAATCGATTAAAAAAGCTGATCCTGAACAACTACATGAGCAGATTGAAGATGACGGAACAAAGCCTGTTATTAGCGATCCTTTTGTAGATGCAGTAAGTAAAGCAATTTCAAAAACAAAATTTTAATTAAAAAATATAGGAGAAAATAAATGTATCTATCTGAAAGTTTACAAACTAGATGGGAATCAGTTCTTGATCATCCCGATCTTCCAAAAATTACTGACCCTTACAAGAGAGCAGTAACTGCAGTAATCCTTGAGAATCAGGCAACTGAAATGTCCAAGGCAAGTGGGATTCTTACTGAGGCACCTGCCAACGTTGCTGGAACCGGTGGTTTCAGTGGTGGAGCTACTGCTACTGGTCCTGTTGCAGGTTTTGATCCGATTCTTATTAGTCTTGTAAGACGTTCATTACCAAATCTTATTGCTTATGATATCTGTGGTGTTCAGCCTATGACTGGTCCTACAGGTCTTATTTTTGCAATGAGATCAACTTATGGTACTACAAGAACTGCTGCAAATGAGGCTTTCTATAATGAGGCTAACACTCAGCATTCTGGTAATACTACACCAGTTCAAAGTGCTCTTACAGTTGACGTAGCAGCTAATACAGGAGCAACATTTGCTGCTCTTACAACTGGTACTGGCCTTCCTACTGGAACCGCTGAAGATTTGACTTTCAATGAAATGGGTTTCAGTATTGAAAAAGTTACTGTAACAGCAAAAACTAGAGCTTTGAAATCAGAGTATTCTATTGAACTTGCACAGGACTTGAAAGCTGTTCATGGTCTTGACGCTGAGACTGAATTGAGTAACATTCTTAGTTCAGAAATTCTAACTGAAATCAATCGTGAAATCGTTAGAACAATTTATAATATTGCTAAGACTGGTTGTCAGGTTGGCACTACAAGCGTAGGTACTTTTGATCTTGATACTGATTCAAATGGTCGGTGGATGGTTGAGAAGGTTAAAGGTCTTGCTTTCCAATTGGAAAGAGAAGCAAATACTATTGCAAAGACAACTCGTAGAGGAAAGGGAAATATCATCATCGTTTCTTCTGACGTTGCTTCTGCACTAGCCATGTCAGGTCTATTGGACTATAATTCTGCTCTTAAAGATCAGGTTCATTTGAATGTAGATGACACTGGTAATACCTATGCAGGTACTATGTTCGGTAGATTGAAAGTATACATTGATCCTTATTCTGCAATTTCTGCTGCAAGAGAGTTTGCTGTAGTTGGATATAAGGGAAGCAATGCATATGATTCGGGTCTTTTCTATTGCCCATATGTTCCTCTTCAGATGGTTCGTGCTGTTGATACAAACAACTTCCAACCAAAAATTGGATTTAAAACACGTTACGGTCTAGTTGCGAATCCATTTGCAAATGGAACAACTCAGGGTGAAGGTGCTCTTACAGCACAAAGCAATTTCTATTACAGATCATTCAAGATTGCTAACTTGATGTAATAGATAGTATTTAAAGTGGTAAGTAAAGGGGGCTTCGGCCCCCTTTTATTTTTAATTATATTTGTAAATCCAAGTTTTCTTTCCACAATCCCATATTCTCAAAAATCCCAATTCTAATGCTCTTTCATGTTCAGTTTGATTTTCATCTGCTCCTATAGAAGATTTTTTCATATTTTGTTTTGGAAATCTTTTTCCATTTTTAACATATGAATAATCTTTTGGTAATTCTTTTTCTAAAGTAAAACCAAGTCTCTTATACATATCACCTTCTGTCCATCTATTATCAGACCAAGTTTTAATATCACATTTAAAATATTCTAATGAATGTTTTAATAATCTTTTAGACCCACCAATAACATTACAATTTTCTTTCACACAATACCTACTTAATACAACCTCAACATTATTTCTATGGTGTCTTGAAAATGACATAATAGAAATAATGTCATCATTATCTTTTAGTGCAAAAAAACATAGTATATTGTTAATATTTGGACACCCCTGTATATGATAATCATTTAAAAAATTTATTGCTGATATATCCCTTTTGTTGATGATTGAAAAATTTAATTTTCTTGCAAAATATTTTTTATCGTTTTTATTTAATAATGATCTTACAAAATTTTTTACTTGAGATTTCCTTTCAATCCATTCATCTTCAAAAATTGTCAATAGACGAATACCTTTATTCTTACATTCGATATACTTTTCATAATGATAATTATCGGGTTTGTACATTTCATTATGCCAAAAAATTCCACAGTATTCAAAAGCAATCTTCAATCTATCATTATATCCATCAAGTTCTTTTTTAATTATATGATTTGTTTTCTCAAAACCTTCCTCAAGAGAATTTACAAAATCTAAAAATTCTAATTCTGCTTTTGATGTATTTCCAATTGGGTGATAATGTGTTCCATATTTTTCAATAAAAGAATCTTTTACCTTTTTCATTCCTTCTTTAGTGCCAAAAAAATGCTTTTCACCATATTTTTTTACATTAAAATCTTCAATTTTTGGAATTACTTTTTGTATTATAGTATCTTTATGAGACAATAATTCTATATTATAATGGACAAACCATTTCTTAACTGTAACATTAGATATTTTATAAAATTTACCAATATCAAGGAGAGTCATATTTCTTATGAAATATAATTCTTTAAGTTCTTCTTTTGGTGGAATTGTAATCTTTCTTTCCTTATTCGAATCTGCCCTTTTATCATAATTCAAATTATATTTTTTTAATTGTTCTCGTAAACTCCACTCCTTTATATTGAAATATTCTGATATTTTCTTTTTGTCATTATCAAATTTTTCAATAGCTAATTCAAGGTCTTCTTTAGAAATTTGTTTGCTTCGTTTACTCCTTACTTCATTTCCATTTTCATCTCTTTTAACATTTATACGTTTTCCCATATATCACCATAAAAATTATTTTTGGAGTTTATATTAAAGATATCTATATTCTATAATTTGTCAACCTAAATATAGGTAAATTATATATTATTAAGGAGAATTTATGACAGTTTTATCAAGAACACCAGAAAATCCCAATCTTCTTCATGGAAATAAATTTCAATTTTTGTTTTCAAGAATACCAACTGTACAATATTTTTGTCAAAAAGCAAATATTCCCGGAATTTCATCTGACAGTATATATAGAAACACTCCTTTTGTTGATCTACCTTCACCCGGAGATAAATTAAAATATAATGATCTTTCAATAGAATTTATGGTTGATGAGGATTTGAAAAATTGGATTGAAATTCATGATTGGATGAGAGCTATGACCTTTCCAACAAAATATCAAGAATATTTGAATCTTAAGAATGTCCCAAAAGGTGTCATTCAAGATGACGATAGATTTCATCAATTTTCTGATGCAGCATTGACAACTTTATCAACATCAAATATGGCAACATTGAGATTTAAATTTATTGACACTTTTCCTGTTATGTTGTCAGATATTGATTTTGATGCAAAAAAATCCCCAGAAGATATCGTAATTGCATCTGCCACTTTTAGATATTCGTATTATGATATAGACAGAATTGGTGTGATTGATTGTTAATTTAAAAAAGGATTATATTATGGAACAAATAGAAAAACTTCTTGAAATGTGGAAAGTTGATGCAGAAATTGATAAGGCAAATATAAGTGAGGAAATAATAAAAATTCCTAGATTACATGGAAAATATCTGGACATCTTATCAAGATATAAAATCCTTCTTAAAGAAATTGATTTTAAATATTTGAAAATGAAAAGAATTATGTTTGAGTATTACACAGGAAAGATGGATCAAGAAACATTAGAGAAATATAATCTTGAACCATTTGAATATATATTAAAATCTGACATTTCTTTATATATGGATAGTGATGAAAGGCTCAATAAATATAAAGTAAAGAAAGCTATATATGAAGAAGTTATCTCTATATGTAATTCTATATTGAAAGAGTTAAATAGTAGAACATTTCAGTTGAGATCATATATAGACTACGAGAAATTTATAAACGGATTAAATTAATGGAAACAGTATTTGTAGAACCAGTAGACGAAACTTTTGTTAAAATAAAGACTAATAGTGGTGTTGCTATGGAGTTATCTGAATATTTGTCGTTCAGAGTTCCGGGATACCAGTTTATGCCAAAATATAGAAGTGGATTATGGGATGGATTCTTTAGATTATATAATATAAAAAATAGTCATGTGTACAAAGGGCTTATTTACTATATTGTAAAATTTTGTTCTGACCATAATTATAAAATATCAATTGACGAGTCTTTATATGATAAAAATGATATTTCCGATTCTCAAATACAAACATTTATCGATGGATTGGATTTAAAGTTAACTCCAAGAGATTATCAGATAACATCGTTTAAAAATATCATCAATAATAAAAGAGCAGTTATATTGAGTGCTACCGGATCGGGGAAGTCATTAACTGCATATTTAATTATAAAATATTTACAAAGTATTGGCAAGAGGGGATTATTGGTTGTTCCAACTACATCTCTTGTTTTCCAAATGTTTGAAGATTTTAAATCATATGGCTTTGATTCTGAAGAATATGCTCATTGTATAGTTTCAGGAAAAGAAAAATATACTGACAAATTTTTGACTATCTCTACTTGGCAGAGTATTGTAAAGTTGCCAAAAGCATATTTTAAAAATTATGATTTTGTTATTGTTGATGAATGTCATCTTGCAGACGCAAAATCTATTACATCTATTGTAGAACGTTGTGTAAATGCAGATTATAGAATTGGAATGACAGGAACCTTGAAGGGACAAAAGGTACATCATTTAACTCTTGAAGGATTATTTGGACCAGTATTTCAGGCAACAACAACTGATGCGCTGATAAAAAAAGGCCAATTGTCAGATATTAATATTAAATGTATGGTTTTAAATTACCCAAAAGAGATATGTAAAGACATTATAAAGTGTGACTATAGAACAGAGATAGGATTTTTGGTTGAAAATAAAGAGAGAAATAATTATATCAAAGATTTAAGTCTATCTCTTGATGGGAACACTCTTGTACTTTTTCAGTTTGTTGAGAAACAAGGGAAGGGTCTATATGAACTTATAAAAAAATCAACTAATCGTAAGGTATTTTTTATATATGGTAGTATAGCAACAGATGATAGAGAAAAGATTAGAGGAATTGTAGAGAATGAGACTGATGCAATTATTGTTGCTTCATATGGAACTTTCTCCACAGGTATTAATATTGTAAATCTATATAATATAATTCTGGCATCTCCTTTAAAATCAAGAATAAAAAACCTACAATCTATAGGTAGAGCTTTAAGGTTGAATGGAAAAGATAAAGTTGCAACACTTTTTGATATATCAGATGACTGCAGATATGGTAAGAAATATAATTTCTCTTTAAAACATTTCTTAGAGAGAGTTAAGATATACAATTCTGAGAACTTTAAGTTTTCTCTCCATAAGGTTGATTTATATACTTAATCAGTCTCTAAGGATTCGTGCTACGCACTCATGAACGGGCTAAAGCCCGTACCAACCTCTTTTTGTTATCTTCTTTGTTCCCATTCCCTATATCTAATGACCCCCATCATAACTTTAAGTAAACTATTTTTCAGTTCGCTATAACTGCATTATAAAGATAAGAAAAATGACTGTCAAGGAAAAAATGCATGGGTAGAGAAAAAAAACGAGATTGGTACTGGCACTAGCCAGTTCATGAGTGCGGAGCACGAATCCTTAGAATGTCATTATGACAAAATCGTAATAAAAATATTGCTTGACATTTGTGGATTGATGTGTATTATAAGGCATGGAGAATTATACCTTTTATGGAGTACATATATGGCAAACAATTATATTGACAATAAGATGTTTTTAAACTGTATTATAGATCATAGAGAAGAAAACAAAAAACTCTTAGATAATAACGAAAGAACATTGAAGATTCCTGAATATGTTGGGGAATGCTTTTTAAAGATTGCAGAACATCTTTCCAGAAAACCAAATTTTATATCTTACTCTTTTAGAGAAGAGATGATATCTGACGGGATAGAGAATTGTATTTTATACTATGGCAATTTTGATCCTGCAAAATCATCTAATCCATTCTCATATTTCACCCAAATAATATACTTTGCATTTTTAAGACGAATCGCAAAAGAGAAAATGCAATTATATGTAAAATATAAAGCAACAAAACAAACTGGAATATTGGATGAAGATGAATTGCTCATGGATCAAAATGGTCACACAAAACAGTTTGATGTGTATGATAACATAGATGAATTTATAACTACATTTGAAGAAGTTAAAAATAAAAAGAAAATTATTCCAAAACAAAAACCAAAAGGTATTCAATTGTTTTATGATGAAGAGGAAAATGTTTAATGAGTAAGGTTATAATTTTAGGAGATGTCCATTTTGGGGTGAGAGGGGACTCTGTAGAATTTTTTAATTATTTTTTAAAATTTGTTGATGATGTGTTTTTTCCTTTCATAAAAAATAATAAAATTAAAAATGTTATCATGGTTGGGGATGTTTTTGATAGAAGGAAATTTGTAAATTTTAACATCTTAAATGAAGCTAAAGTTAATTTTTTTGATAAGTTGAGTGCTCTTTGTGAGAATGTATATATCATCCTTGGTAATCATGATGTGTATTATAAACAGACATTGAGAGTAAATTCTCCTGTTTTGCTTTTGGACAGTTACCCAAATTTCCATGTCATAGATTCGTTTTCTGAGGTAAATTTTGATGGCGTATGGGTAGATATGGTTCCTTGGGTGTGTGATGAAAATAGGGCAGATTCTGTTGCAGGAATGGCAAGCAGCGAGTCTTCCATCTGTATAGGCCATTTCGAATTATCTGGATTTCAGATGGACAAAGGAAATTACTTTAAAGGGGATGGCATAGATAAGGATATATTTTTGAAATATAGAACTGTTCTATCTGGACATTTCCATCACAAAAACGATGATGGTCATATTTTTTATGTTGGATCACCTTATGAAATGACATGGGCAGATTATGGGACTAAAAAAGGATTTCATGTTTTTGATTTAAAAACTAAAAAACTTGAGTTTGTTGAAAACCCATATAAAATTTTTAATAAGGTTATATATGATGATGTTTCTCAGGATTCTGAGTATTGGAAGAATTATGATTATACAACTTTTAAGGATAGTTATGTTAAGGTATTGGTTGCCAATAAAAAAGAACCTTATCTTTTTGATGTAGTTCTTGACAATCTATATAAATCAGAAGCATATGATATTGGCATTATCGAAAATGTTGATATACAGGAAGTTGAAGGTGAAGATATAGAAACAGAGGACACATATAGTATTTTGTGTAAATATATCGACCTACAGAAATTTGATGTTGAACCAAGTAGATTGAAAATTTATATGAAGGATGTTTATCTTGAAGCTTTAAATTCTCAAAAATTTGATTGAGGTATGTATGATTGTTTTTGAATATATAAAATATAAAAATCTTTTAGCATCTGGTAATTACTGGACAGAGATAAGTCTTAATAGTAAACCTAATACATGTATTATTGGAAAGAATGGACATGGAAAATCAACATTATTAGATGCTTTATGTTTTGTTCTTTTTGGTAAGGCTTTCAGGAATATACCAAAAGCATCGCTTGTTAATTCTATAAATCAGAAAAATTGTGTTGTTGAAATTGGATTTTCTACGAATAACAAGAGTTATAAAATTGTTAGGGGAATAAAACCAAACATATTTGAGATTTATTGTAATGGTGTTATGATTGAACAAGAGTCAAATGTAAAAGATTATCAGGAATTTTTGGAAAAATCAGTTTTAAAGTTTAATTTTAAATCTTTTACACAGATAGTTATATTAGGGTCTGCATCATTTGTCCCTTTCATGCAGTTGTCTCCTGCAGATAGAAGGATTATTATTGAGGATTTGTTAGATATTCAGATTTTCACAACAATGAACAATATAATAAAAAATAAAATGTCCTTGAATAAAGAATCAATTTTAGAAAACAAGTCAAAGGTTGATCTGTTGGAACAACAATATAGATTAGAAAAACTTCGATTTGATGGAATGAATAAAGATAATACTGATAGGATTAATGGATTGAAAGATGATATTAAAAATATCATGGTTAAGATTGAAGGATCAAAAGAAAAATTGAAATTGTTTGAAGATAGGGTGAAAGAACTTGATGGATATCTTGATGGAAAGAAAGATGTTGAAAATCTAATATATTCTCACACCAAAAATGAAAGTGTTATAGAGAACAATATATCAACAATAAAAAAAGAATTAAAATTTTTAACATCCAATGATACTTGTCCTACATGTAAGCAGTCGATAGATGATAAATTTAAAAATGATAAGATTGAAACTTTAAATTTAAAGATTAAAGAATTGACAGACAAGTTGGAAACAGAAAAATCTAATATTTTAAAGTATAAAAAATTAATGGATAGTTTCCGAGAGATTGAGGGGAAGATTCAAAAAAATAAAGTTAGTATGGCATCAATAAAAACTTCTATTTTAGAAGGAGAGAATTATATCAAGAAAATAAATTCTCAAATAAAAAGTTTGCAAAAAGTTGTTGATGATGACGTTAAGGATGAAAAAGTTTTAAATGAAATCATGGTTGAAATTGAATCTGAACAAAAAAATTATAAAAAGCTTTTGAGTGAACGTCAATATTTTGATACGATAAGTATGTTGTTAAAAGATTCTGGTATAAAAACTCAGATCATTAAACAATATCTTCCTTTGATTAACAAAATTGTTAATAAGCATCTTGTGGCATTAGATTTTTTTGTCAACTTTAATTTGGATGATAATTTTAAGGAGACTATAAAATCAAGGCACAGAGATGATTTTGTGTATAATAATTTTTCTGAGGGGGAGAAGTCAAGAATAAATTTGTCCCTGTTATTTGCTTGGAGAGAGATTGCAAAATTAAAGAATTCTAATCATACAAATTTATTGATACTTGATGAAATTTTTGATTCTTCACTTGATAATATTGGAATAGATTATCTTCTAAATATTTTACAATCTACAGAAGGGGTTAATAATTTTATCATATCACACAAAGGAGATGTATTGTTTGATAAGTTTGATAGAGTTATTGAATTTGAAAAGAAGAAAAATTTTTCTAAAATGAAAGTTTTACAATAAGGGGACATTATGGATGTCGAAAAAATTATAATTAATACAGAAGAAGGAAATCTTGAAGTAAAAAGAAGAGACTGGGGAAAAGTTGTTCCTGTTGTAACAGAGAAACATCATATTTTAGATATGGTTATGCCAGAATATGTTGGGAGTTTTAAGGATGTTTTTTTGATGGAAGTAATTTCAAACCTTAAAGAAACTAAAAGAAAATATAATGGTCTTGGATTATCTGCGCCTCAATGTGGGTATATGATGAGAGTTTTTGTTATTGGATATAATAATGGAGAAGATTCTGATATTGTATGTATAAATCCCAAACTTGTTGGAACTGATCTTGAAGAAGTGAAGATGAAAGAAGGATGTTTGTCATATGTTGGATTGCAGTTGGATATTAGACGACCAAAAAGAATACAGGTTGAATATCATGATGAAGAAGGCAGAAAGGTTCTGCAAGAATTTGATGGACTAACGTCAAGATGTTTCCAACATGAATTGGATCATCTTAATGGAATTCGATTTACAAGCTATGTCGGCAGATTTGCATTGAGTTTAGCAAAACAAAAAAGAAATAAAATAATTAAATCCATCCTCAGAAAAAAAAGTTGACAACGCTCTCCATGTTTGGTATCTTACATGAAAATACTCAAGGAGGATACCAAACATGGAATCAAACGGTTTTACAAAGGAATCAAAAACTCTTCTTGCCAAACTTATGGCAACAGAGAATCTTGTTGTTGAACATCAAAAAGTCGCAACTGCCCGTTTTGATGTTAAAAATAGGGTTCTCACCCTTCCTATTTGGAAAGACATGTCTGGTGATCTCTATGACCTTTTGGTTGGTCATGAGGTTTCTCATGCTCTTTATACACCTCTTGATGGTCTTGTTTCTGTTTTAAAAGGAAAATCCAAAAACTTTAAAAGTTTCCTCAATGTTGTCGAGGATGTTAGAGTTGAAAGAAATATTCAAAGAAAATATCCCGGTCTTAGGAAAGCTTTCCGTAATGGGTATATTGAGTTGGTTGAGAAGAATTTCTTTGGAACAAAGGAACGTGATATTAATTCCTATTATTTCATCGACAAACTTAATATTTTATGTAAAACAGGGAAGTCTTTTGATATCGACTTCACTGATGAGGAAATGGTTTTTGTCGATAGAATTGAAACTGTAGAGACTTGGGATGAAGTTGTATCTCTTACAGAAGATATTTTTGAGTTTTCAAAGTTGGAACAAAACGATTATTCTGATGGAATTAGTATTGGTGAGTGGGATGAGTATTATGACGGAGATGTTGATGATGATATGTCTGATGACAATTTTCCTCAAATTGATGGAGATGGTTCTGGTGAAAATGAACAATCTGGAATAGAATCTAAGAAATTTGAGGACGAATCTAAAGAATCTGATGATGAATCGTCGGAATCTGATGATAAATCTGGAAATTCTGAAAAATCAGGAGAAGATTCTAATAATGATGAAGAAGAAGATAAAACTAAAACTTATCGATATAGTAATGGTGCGGGTGAAATTGATGGAGAGGATATTGATCCTGTGTGTGAAACAGATGAATTCTTTTCTGAACAACAGTATAAGTTGTTGGATGAAAATAGTAAAAATTATGTGTATGTTGACATTCCTACCATGGATGCTGACGAATTGATAATTCCTCACACCGTTGTTCATAATTATTTGTCTGCTCAGTTTTCTGATACAGATAAAGAATTTAAAGTTAAAATGGTGAAAGAGTTTAAAGCAGCAAATGAAAAATATGTGAGTCTACTGGTTAAAGAGTTTGAAATGAGAAAGTCTGCAAAACTTTATAGTAAATGTAAAGTTTCAGAAACTGGTGATATAAACGTGAGTAAGTTGTTTGGATATAAATTTGACGATAAGATTTTTAAGAATGTGTCGATTGTGCCAAATGGAAAATCTCATGGAATGGTTCTCCTTCTTGATTGTTCAGGTTCGATGAACTCAAGTATGGAAGGGGCTTTTGATCAGATTCTTATTTTGTCTATGTTTTGTAAGAAAATTAATGTTCCTTTTGATGTCTATGGATTTACCGACAGGAATGTTGATTATAGTTTTTGGGGATTTCCTTCTAAAGGGTTGAATTATTATATGTCGAAGAATGATGGAGAACTTTATTTTGGTGGACAGAGGTTTTATCTCCGTCATTATTTAAGTTCTTCTATGACGGCAAGTAAATATGCAATTGCTATGGAAAATCTTATCCTTTTGAAGGCTTCATACTCTCATAGGAGTCATCTTGAGGTTCCGGGCAACGAATCTTTGAGTGGAACTCCACTCACTGAAAGTATTTTGGCTTCATATCATATCATTAGTAAGTTTAAACAAAGGACTAAGGTTGATTTTGTTAGTCTTATTATTGTTCATGATGGAGATACCAATAGTAGTATTCATTACATTCAAAATAATAGATATGTGGTCAATTTTAAAAGAGAAAATAATTATTTTCTTCAAGACAAGAAGAGAAAGTTTCAACATAAAATTGATGGGAATTATTGTTTTGCTAATGAGATTTATAAAGGACTTTTGGTTTGGCTTAAAGAATCTTTGAATGTAAATGTTATTGGTTTTTATATCTGTAATAATATTAGATATGAAATGGCATCCAAGTTCTTTTTTAAAGGAAGTGATGTTTGTTTGAGGGATCATCCTGATTATCATTATGATTGCCAACTGACTAAGGATTTGTTAAAATTGTATAGTAAAGAAAAATTTATATGTTCATACACTCCCGGATATAACAAGTTTTTCTTTATTAATGGTGGAGCCAATTTAAGATCGGCTGATTTTGATCTTGATGTGGATGATGGAGCAGATATTAAAGAAATTAAAAAAGAGTTTTTGAAGAATCAAAAACGAAAAGTTGTGTCTCGTGTTTTGGTCAGGAATTTTATTGAAGAGTTGAATGTTTTGTGATTGACAACTCAAACATAAATTAGTATATTCATTTTATAGGATGAATTACAATTTTAATCATGGAGAAATATTATGAGTAATCGTGAAAGGTTTATGTCTGCTCTTAACGTCCTTAAAGGTAATGGTGAGAACACTATCGATAGGGCTGGGATCAGTAAAATTTGTGATGAGTTGGAAATTCCAATTCCCCAATGGTTTGTAAATGATCCTAATAATAGGGTTGAGAGGGGAGTGTATTCACTTGCTAACATTGTCCCCATGAAAAAACATGAACCTGTTTTGTCGGAAAATAAGATGGAATCAAAGTTGGATTCTATTACCACTGTCCGCACAGACATGGAGAAACAGAATTTAGTTCCAGAGGTTTATAAAAATTATGTTCCTTTTGGGGAATATTCAACCATTTTGAAAATTGTAAAATCCAATAAATTTTTCCCTGTTTTTATTTCTGGACATTCTGGAAATGGGAAAACTATGTCTGTTGAGCAAGCTTGTGCTGCAGCAAAAAGGAAATTTATTTTGGTTTCCATGACACCCGAAACTGACGAATCTGATCTTTTGGGTAATTATATCCTTCTTAATGGTGAGATGATTTGGAGAGATGGGCCTGTTACAGTTGCCGCTAGGGAGGGTGCCGTTCTTTGTATTGATGAAATCGATTATGGCGCACAGAATCTTTCGTCCCTCCAAAGGGTATTGGAGGGAAAGCCTTTTCTTCTTAAAAAGAAAGGTGAAATTGTAACTCCTGCAGATGGTTTTACAATTTTTGCAACAGCTAACACTAAAGGAAAAGGTTCTGATGATGGACGGTACATGTTTACCAACATTTTGAATGAAGCTTTTCTTGAACGTTTTAAAATTACAATTGAGCAAAATTGGCCAGTTAAGAAAATTGAAAAATCAATTCTTGAAAAAGAAATGGATTCAATGGGGTGTCTTGATGAAGATTTTTGTGAGAAATTGATTGCTTGGGCTGAAATTGTTCGAAAAACCTTTGAGGAGGGTGGTTGTGATGAAGTAATTTCCACAAGACGCCTTGTTCATATTGTTGAATCTTTTTCCATCTTTAAAAATCGGAAAAAGGCTATTCAGTTGTGTTTGAATAGGTTTGATGATGACACAAAAATTTCTTTTGTTGATTTGTATTCTAAAATTGACAGTGAGATTGATACCGCAAAAATTGTTCCATTGGGGGTTGATGATGAACCTTCTGGAAAATCTTCCTATAATGAAGGACAATCTAAATACATGGAAGTTGAATTTTAATAATAGGTGATATATGGAAATTGAATTGAGAGTTGAGGATTTAAAGAAGTGTAAATTGTTTGTTGCAACACCCATGTATGGAGGTATGGTGCATGGGTTATGTATGAAGGCTGGGCTTGATCTACAGGCTCTTATGACACGATATGGAGCAGAGGTAAGGTTCTCTTTCCTTTTTAATGAGTCTCTTATTACTAGGGCGAGAAACTATCTTGTTGACGAATTTCTTCGGTCAGACGCTACTCATCTTTTGTTTATAGATGCAGATATTCACTACACTGCTCAAGACGTATTGGCTATGATTGCCCTTGATAAAGATGTTTGTGGAGCACCATATCCAAAAAAGAGTATCAATTGGAAAAATGTCAAAGATGCTGTTTTGAAGAATCCTAATATTGACCCAAAAGATATTGAAAAGATTGTCGGAGAATTTGTTTTTAATATTGTTCAGGGAACGTCACAGTTTGATATTTCTGAACCAGTTGAAGTTCTTGAGGTTGGTACAGGATTTATGTTGATTAAAAGGGAAGTTTTTGATAAGATGAAAGAAAGCTATCCTCAGATTTATTACAAACCTGATCATGTTGGACAAGATAATTTTGACGGGTCTAGGTACATTCATGCATATTTTGATACCGTAATTGACACCAAAGATAGTATTGTTGGTAAAGGTACTGATCGGTATTTGAGTGAGGATTATATGTTTTGTCAATTGTGGCGAAATATTGGAGGAAAAATTTATATGTGTCCTTGGATAAAGACGCAACATGTTGGAACCTATGCTTTTACTGGTGATATGCATTCTATTGCAAAATTTCTAGGTAGGTTGTGATATGAGAGATGAAATAATTGACCAAAACGTTGTGGATGTCATAAACCAACTTGACAAAAGAATGAAAGTTGGGTATAAGAAGTATGGTGTGACAACTGAACGTGATGATATTGATTTTTTGGGATGGTTGCAGCATTTACAGGAGGAATTGTTGGATGCTTCAATTTATATTGAACGGATTAAGAAAGGGGTGAAAAATGATTCTATCAGAGGAAACAATTAATATTCTTAAAAATTTCGGGAATATTAATCAGGGCATCTATATGAAAGAGGGAAGTCTATTAAAGACTGTCTCTCCACAGATGAATATTTTGGCACAGGCAAAAATCACAGAACACATTCCTGTTGATTTTGGAATTTATGATCTTAATAATTTCCTTAGTGTGCTTTCACTCCATAAAGAGACGCCAATTTTTGAGTTTGATAAGCGACATGTTATCATTATTGGCAATAATGGGAGATCGAAGATTAAGTATCGGTTTTGCGAGCCTTCCATGATTATTGTTCCTCCAGATAAGCATATTACAGTGCCTAATCCAGAAATTAGTGTTGATATCAATATTGAAGATTTTAAATGGATTTTGAAAACGGCTTCTGTATTGGCTTCTCCCCAAATTTCTATTCGTTCTGATGGTGTTGATGTCAGTATTGTTACATTTGACATGAATAATAACTCTGCCCATACAGAATCTTTGATTTTGGGGGAGGGGAATGGGGTTCATTATGACATGATTTTTAGGACAGAATCTTTGTATAAAATCATGATGGGAAGTTATCATGTTGATATTACTTCAAAGGGTATTTCGTATTTTAAGAGTGTAATTACTGACCTTGAATATTGGGTTGCATTGGAAAGTGATAGTTTTTATGGGGTGTGATTATGAATATTGAGAATTTTCTTTGGTGTGAGGAATTTCGGCCAAAAACTATAGCTGATTGTATTTTGCCCGAAAGGCTTTCTATTCTTTTCAATGACTATGTTGAGAAAGGATTTATTCCCCATCTCTTATTGCATGGTACAGCAGGTGTTGGTAAGACAACTGTTGCCAAAGCGTTGTGTGAAGAGATTGGATGTGAGTATATGGTGATAAATGGGTCTGATGAATCTGGAATCGATACTTTTAGGACAAAGATCAAAACCTATGCTTCCTCAATGTCTCTTAATGGTAAAAAGAAAGTTATCATTATTGATGAGGCAGATTATTTAAATCCAAACAGTACACAACCTGCTCTCCGTAATGCTATGGAGGAGTTTTCTAGCAATACTACATTTATTTTTACATGCAATTATAAAAATAAAATCATTGATCCTCTTCATTCTAGGTGTGCTGTTGTTGAATTTAATCTAAAACCAGAGGAAAAAACTTCTATTGCTTCATCATTTTTTAAGAGATTGCAATATATACTAGATAATAAAGGTGTTGATTATGATAATGGGGTTTTGGCAGAAGTTGTAAAGAAGTTTTTTCCTGATTTCAGGCGTACAATTAATGAAGTTCAAAAGTATTCATCATTTGGAAAAATTGACACTGGAATTTTGGCTCAAGTTCGGAATGTCAATCTTGATAAACTTATTGGATATATTAAGAATAAAGATTTTGGTTCTATCCGGAAATGGGTTGCTGTTAATGAGGTAGATGCTAATACTATTTTTAGACAAATTTATGACATGCTTTATGATATTATGGAACCTTCGAGTGTTCCACAAGTAGTTATAATTTTGGCTGATTATATGTATAAAAATGCTTTTTGTGTTGATACAGAAATAAATTTAGTGGCTTGTCTTACAGAGATTATGATTACTGCTGACTTTAAATAATTTGATAATATGTTATATGTTTAAACAAAATAAGTATTTAAAGTATTATACTTTATTGATAAATAAAGCAAAATTGAGAAATTTTGGTGATGAAAAACATCATATAATACCAAAATGTTTAGGGGGTAATGATGATGAAAATAATTTAGTATATCTTACTTATAGAGAACATTATATATCTCACGCTCTTTTAACTAAATTAAACGATTCTATTAAACTTAAAAATGCATTTTGGCAGATGAGTTATAAAAATGTAAAAAAGTATTTCAATAGTAATATGTACGATATATCTAAAAGAGAATATATTTCTAGGATAAGTGGGAATAACCATTGGGCAAAAACTGATGATTACAGAAAAAAATTATCAGATAGTTGGACAATTGAAAGAAGAAAAAACTTTACAAAAAAGGTTTCTGGAGAAAACCATTGGACAAAAAAAACAGATATGACGGAACATTCTAAATGTATGCGGGATAAAAGAGATATTGAAAAATTAAAATCTCGATCTAAGAAATTGTTTATAGAGAATAATCCGATGAAAAATCCAATTATTTCTTTAAAATTTAAAAAACCTAAAGAAATAGTTATGTGTCCTTTTTGTGGAAAATGTGGAGGAAAACCGGTAATGATGAGATATCATTTTGAAAAATGTAAGTATAAACAATCTTTTATTATAGATTTAGATATTAATTGTGAGTTTAAGAAATGAAACCTTTCGAATATTTAAAGGGAATTCTCAATTCAAAGAAATATAATCTTGTAGAAGACGAAGAATTTAAAAAAGATTATGTTCCATTTTTGATAAATAGAGGGGTTTCTTATTATAAGGACTGTATTTTTCATGCCAATGAGATGAATATTCGTAACACATTGGACGATAAATTACAATATGATTTTTTCTTCCATGATATCAGGAAATATAAAAGACCTTTTGTTAAATGGGAAAAAACTTTTAAGGATGGGAGAATTCCCATTATAAAAAAGAGATTTAATTGTTCAAATTCTAAGGCTAAGGAACTTTTGAATATTATTACGGAGGATCAGTTCAATCTTATAGAGGCCGAACTTGATACTGGAGGAATTTAGCCTTTATCAGTTATAATAAATATAAATATTGGTATTCATTAATATTTATATTTAACATTGGTAAGGGGTGTAATATGGAAAGAGATATTTTTAAAGGTGTTGGCATTGAAGTGAAATTGAACAGTGATGATGATTTTCTTAAGGTTAGAGAAACTTTAACGAGAATTGGTGTCGCTTCTAAAAAGACAAATACCCTATTTCAGAGTGTTCATATTTTTCATAAACAGGGAAGGTATGTTATTTTGCATTTCAAGGAGTTATTTGTTTTTGACGGGAAACCCTCTAATATATCGGAAAATGATATACAACGAAGGAATACAATTGTAAAATTGTTGCAAGACTGGGGATTTTTGAAAATTGTTGATGATGGAGTATTAAAAACACAGGGAGTTGCTCCATTACATCAAATTAAAATTATTCCTTATAAAGATGTTAAGAATTGGAATTTGGTTGCAAAATATAATATTGGAAAAAAATAAGGAGTTTATTATGACAAAAGTGTTTACTGACGTTTCAAAATTCATGAAAGCTGCAGGTCAAGATCATCCAGATAGTCCAATCGCAGAACTTTCAGATTTATCTAAGTTATATAAAAAGTTGATCGATGAAGAATATGAAGAATTTTGTGAAGCGATTGACGAACAGGACAAAGCTGGCCAATTGGACGCTTGTTTTGACATGATGTGGGTGATTGTTGGGTATATGCATACTATGGGGTGGGATTGTGAAAAATCGTGGGATGAGGGTGCCTTAAGCAATCTTGTGAAGATTGATCCTGAAACTGGATTGGTTAGGCGTAGGAGTGATGGTAAGATTTTGAAACCAGATGGGTGGAAATCTCCTAATTTTGAACAATTTGTGTAAGAGGATTATTATGGATAAAGAAACACTTGCAAAAAAGCTAGTTAATCATTATAATATGCCAGAAGCTGAGAAGTATAACGTGTCATATAGAGAATTTGATGACGTTATTGAGGTAATTGGTCTTGTAGAAGATCAGGCATATTCAAAGACAGAATATGAAGCAGAGGGGATTTCTCCACATAAAGTATGGAGAACCTTGGGTACTGTTTCTGCCAGAACGTCTGTTCCACGGGGATTTCTTTCAAAGTGAGGAAGTTTTATAGAATAACTTAATAGGGAAATATATGAATTTTTATACAAATGTTTTTAGATGTGGAAATAACATTTTGTATAGAGGGGTTTATAAAGGGAGAAGAATAAAAAAGAAAGTTAATTTTTCTCCCTCTCTTTTTGTCCTCTCTACAAACAACCATAAAACTGATTGGAAAACTCTAAATGGTGAATATCTTGAAATAAAAACTTTTGATAATATAAACAAAGCATCTGATTTTGTAAAAAAATATAAAGATGTTGATAATATCGAGATTTATGGAAATCAGAATTATCAGTATGCTTTCATATCTGAAAAATTTGATGATATTATTGATTGGCATAAAGAACATATCTTTATTGATTCTATCGATATTGAGGTTGGGAGTGAGAATGGATTTCCTGATCCGACAGTTGCAGAAGAAGAAATTACTGCAATAACTGTCTCAAGATATAAAGGTCACACAATTTCTTTTGGTTGTGGAGATTATGAAATTAAAGGTGATGAAAAATACGTCAAATGTTCTAATGAGAGGGATTTGTGTTTAAAATTTCTTTCTTATTGGAATTATAATTGTCCAGATATCATTACAGGATGGAACATTCAGGGTTTCGATGTACCGTATCTTGTAAATAGATTCACAAGAGTTCTTGGTATTGCAAAAGCAAAAGAACTTTCCCCTTGGAAAATTGTAAATTCAAGGACAAAATATCAAAGATTGACCGGAAAAGAAGTTATTGTTTATAGTATAGCTGGTGTTGCGGTTTTAGATTATATGGATTTGTATAAAACTTTTGCAAAGAACGGCAAATCTCAAGAGAATTATACTTTGAATAACATCGCTAACGTTGAGATTGGTGAAGAAAAGATTTCATATGACGAATATGACAATTTACATCAATTGTATAAGCATAATTTTCAGAAGTTTATTGAGTATAACATTAAAGATACTTCTTTAATATTTTCTTTGGACAATAAGTTGAAACTTATTGATCTTGCTATCACTCTTGCATATGATTCAAAGAGTAATTATGAGGATGTTTTTACTCAAACTGTAATGTGGGATTCTATGATTTATGATTATCTCATAAAAAAGAATATTGTAGTTCCTCCTAAAATTATAAAAAACAAATCAGAATCTTTTGAGGGAGCATATGTAAAAGAGCCTCAAACTGGAATGCACAATTTTGTTGGTAGCTTTGATCTAAATTCGCTTTATCCACATTTAATTATGCAGTACAATATTAGTCCAGAGATGCTTGTAGAACCAGAAGAATATACTTCTGTAATGAATGATATTTTGTCGCAACATGTTAATGTTGATAATTTATTGGAAAAGAAACTCGACTTGACAGGGTTGGATAGAGTTACATTAACGCCAAATGGTCAGTTTTTTAGAACAGATAAACAAGGTTTTCTTCCTGAAATGTTGAATACAATGTATAATGATCGGAAGAAATATAAGAAATTGATGCTTCAAGCTGAACAGGAGTATGAAGAAGTAATTCAAGAAATTGTGAATAGAGGTTTAGCGTAAAAAATATGTTTAAATTTATGAGGGGTTTTTATGTCAAATCAATATACAAAGATAAAAAATCAACTTGATAATGTTGTAGATGATATAGAATGTTGTTTAATTGATGGTATGTCTGTTAGTGAAATAAGTGATTTTTTTGGTTATGGATATAGTTCTGTTTATAATTGTATTATTAGAAATGGATTAAATCATTATGTTTCTGTTAAAAATATTGGCAAAGGAAGAAGATATGATGCATATAATATTGAATATAATAAAAATCATAAACTAACAAGAGATGTTTTATTTAAACTTTATTGGGTCGATTTGTTAGATATGTATGAGATAGCAGATATGTTTAATGTGTCTGCTTCTGGAATATTGTATAGAATGAGAAAATATGATATTCCATCAAGAAACAAATCTGATGCAGCAAAATTATTATATAAAAAGAATCCCGGATTAAGAGAAATTCATAGAAAAAATGCAAATAATGGAATAACTGGCATTTTTAGAAAAGGTAATGATTATAAAAATACTAATATTGAAAAAATGTTTGAGGATTATTGTATATTTGAGAATATTGTATATAACAAACAATTTCAGATATATCCCGGTGGACACCGATATGATTTTTT